GGCCGGACGATCGGCCGTCTGAAGCCGTCTACGTCTGCCAGCACTGCGGCGCCGAGATCGCCGAGGCTGACAAGGCCGAGATGCTGCGCCGCGGCGAGTGGCGCGCATCGAAGCCGACCCGCGACATTGCGGGCTTCCACATCTCCGAGCTGTATTCGCCGTGGTCGACTTGGGGCGACATGGCGGCGTCGTTCCTCAAGGCCAAGCGCCTCCCGGAAACCCTGCAGACGTGGATCAACACGTCGCTGGGCGAGACGTGGGAGGAGAAGGGCGACACGGTCGACTCTGCCGGCCTCTCGACCCGGCGCGAGTCCTACACCACGAACTCCCTGCCGCCCGGCGTGCTGATGGTCACGGCCGGGACCGACGTGCAGGACGACCGGCTCGAGACAACTGTCTGGGGCTGGGGCGCCGAGGAGGAAGCCTGGCGCGTCGAACACATCGTGCTCCGCGGCGATCCCGCCTCGGCGCAGCTGTGGGCAGATCACGACGAGATCCTGCGCCGCCGGTATCGCACCGACGACGGGCGCGAGCTCGTGATCGAAGCCTGCGCGATCGACTCCGGCGGACACTTCACCGAGCAGGTGTACCGGTACGCGAACGCGCGCAAGCGCTTTCGGGTCTGGGCGGTCAAGGGCATCGGCGGTGCCGGTCGCCTCGCGTGGCCGAAAAAGTCGACCCGCTCCGCGCGGCACCGGATCGAGCTCTGGCCGATCGGCGTCGACACGATCAAAGACATCATTTACGGCCGCCTGCGCAAGGTGACCGAGCCCGGTCCCGGTTACCTGCATTTCGACGCAGGCACCGAGGAGGACTGGCTCGAGCAGCTCACCTCCGAGACCGTCGTGTTTCGCGTCGTGCAGGGGCGCCGGGTGAGGCAGTGGAAGCCGCGCCGGACAGGCGTGCGGCAGGAGGCGCTCGACTGCACGGTCTACGCCTACGCCGCGTTCGTCGGTCGTGGCGGCGTGAAGCTGATTCAGACGCGCCGCTCCGGACCGGTTGTGACGGGCTTTGACTTGAATCCCGAAGCGCCTTCGCCTGCGCAGGAAGCGCCGAAGGCTGATCCGCCGCCGCCTGCGCGGCGCAAGCAACTCGTCCGGCAACAAGGCTGGATGTCCAGACTCCGAGGGTGATGCGTGGCAGAACTTGAGCAAGTCCCGGCGGAGGCGTTCGCGGGCGATACCTGGACGTGGACGCGCGAGCTGGCCGACTACCCGGCAAGCACGCACACCGCCACCTACTACTTCGAGCGCGCCGACGATTCGTTCTCCGTCGCGGCCACCGCGAGCGGGGATGCGTTCGCGGTCACGGTGCCAAGCGCAACGACGCAGGACCGGCGCGACGGTGAGTTCGGCTGGTTCCTCGTCGTCACGAACATCGCGACGTCGGCGCGCACCACGGTCGAGCGCGGCGCCCTTGTCGTGCATGCGGACCCGGCTGCGGCCGGCAACAAGGACCGCCGCTCGATCAACCGCAAGACCCTCGACGCGCTCGAGGCCGTCATGGCGAGCAAGGCCACGAGCGACCAGCTCAACGTCTCGATCGAGGGGCATGCGATTTCACGCATGACGTGGACCGAGCTGATGAAGGCGCACAGCCGATTCAAGCGGCTCGTCGCGGCCGAGGACAACGCCGCGCGGATCGCGGCCGGTAAGCCGACGATGCGGCGGATTCTGACGAGGATGGCGTGATGGCGAAACGGCGCTGGTTCGACAACCTGCTCGGCCGTTTCGGCGCGCAGCCGTCGCGACCGTCGATGCGGCGAAACGTCGTGGCCGCCGGGGCGTTCACGAACCTCACCGCGGGCTTCGGCCAGGGCGGCGGATCGGCCAACCGGGACGTTTATGGCGCGCTCAAGACGGTGCGCCAGCGGTCGCGCTGGCTGGCCTACAACAACGATTACGTCAGGAAATATCTGGCGATGGTCGAGACGCACGTCGTCGGCCCGAGCGGCTTCGGCCTGCAGGTGCGGGCGAAGTTCCCGGACGGGAAGCTCGACGAGACCGGAAACGGCGCCGTCGAGGCCGCGTTCGCAAAGTGGGCCGCGCGTGGATCTTGCGAGGTGACCGGCCGGTTGTCGTTCCGCGAGCTCTCGCGCCTCGCTGCGCGCACGGTCGCGCGCGATGGCGAATGCCTGATCCGCAAGGTGTACGGCCGCGCTGCCGGCAACCCGGAGATGTTCGCGCTGCAGGTCATCGACATCGACCGGCTCGACATCAACAAAAACACGGTGATGCCGGGCGGCAATGTCGTGAAGATGGGCGTCGAGGTCACGCCGCTCGGCCGGCCGGTTGCGTACTGGCTGGACCGCAAGCACCCGGGCGAGGATCTCCCCTCGGCGTCGCTGCCGGGCGGCGAGGAGCGCGTCCCGGCTGACCAGATCTATTACCTCGGCATCCTCGACCGGCCCGAGCAGACGCGTTGTCTGCCGTGGGTGGTGTCGGCGCTGCTGCGCTTGAAGCATCTCGGCGCCTACGAGGAGGCGGCGGTCGTCGCCGCCAACATCGGCGCGGCGAAGATGGGATTTTTCACCACGTCCGACGGCGAAGGCGTGGCGCTGGCCGACGCGAAGGACGCGAACGGCGAGTACGTCACGGAGGCGACGCCTGGGCAATTCAGCGTGCTGCCCGAAGGCTCGTCCTTCCAGTCCTTCGATCCGACGTACCCGCATGAGCAGTTCCCGCAGTTCGTGAAGGCGAGCCTGCGCGGCATCGCCTCCGGCCTCGGCGTGTCCTACAACGGCCTCGCCAACGACCTCGAAAACGTGAACTACAGCTCCCTCCGCGCGGGCGTGCTCGAGGAGCGCGATGCGTGGATGTCGCTGCAGGCGTGGATGGCGGACGCGCTGCTGCGCCCGCTCTATGCCGACTGGCTGGCGGCGGCGCTGCTCGCCGGCACGGTCAAGACCTCGCGCGGTGCGCCGATCGGCCCCGACAAGTTCGACAAGTTCAACGTGCCGCAGTGGATCGGCCGCCGCTGGACGTGGGTCGATCCGCTCAAGGACGTCGAGGCCAACATCGCTGCGATCCGCGCCGGGCTCAAGAGCCGCCGCGAAATCATTTCCGAGCAGGGACGCGACATCGAGGAGGTCTGGCAAGACCTCGCCGCCGAGCAGGCGCGTGCCGCCGAGCTCGGCCTTTCCTTTGACGTCACGACCGACCCGCGAACCGCGGGCGATCAGACAGGAGTTCAACTATGACCACGAAACAGGAGCTGTTTCGCGACGCGCTGTTCGATCGCCAGTCGATCGACATGGAGCGCCGCACCGTCGCCCTCGCGTTCGCCAGCGAGATGCCGGTGGAGCGATTCGGCTACCGCGAAATTTTGGACTGCGCGCCGGCGTCCGTTCGACTCGAACGGCTGACGGACGGTGGCGCGCTGCTCGTCGACCACGAGTGGAAAGATCAGGTCGGCGTTGTGGAATCGGTGAGTTTCGGAGCCGACCGGGTGGGCCGGGCGGTCGTGCGCTTTGGCAAGGGCGCGCGCGCATCCGAGATCTTTACCGATGTCGTGGACGGTATCCGCACGAAAGTTTCGTTCGGGTACTGGATACACGAATACAAGACCAGCAAGGCCGCGGACGGGATCGAAGAAATCCGCGCGAGTCTCTGGGAACCGTTCGAAATCTCCCTCGTCTCCGTGCCTGCTGACCATTCGGTCGGCGTCGGGCGGTCTGCCGAGGAACCCGTGTCAATCATTGTGAAAGAGGAATCCAAGATGGAAAACCAGAACCCGGCCCCGGTAGATACTGCGGCCATCGAGCGGGACGTGCGCGCCCGTGAACTTTCGCGCATCAACGCCCTCGAGGCGATGGGCAAGACCTACGCGCGTTTCGGCGGCGAGGATCTCGCCCGCGCTGCGATCAGCGAAGGCAAGACCGTCGGCGACCTGCAGGCCGCGATCCTTGAGCGCGTGAAGGCGGCCCCGGTGCCGTCGAGCGACATCGGCCTGACGCAGGCGGAAGTCCGTCAGTTCTCGTTCATGCGCGCCATCAACGCGCTGTCGAACCCGACCGACAGGCACGCCCGCGCTGCTGCCGCCTACGAGTTCGAGGTGAGCGAGGCCGCCGCGAAGGTCTCCGGCAAGCAGGCCCGCGGCATCATGGTCCCGAGCGACGTGCTCAAGGCCAACCTGCGCGACCTGACCGCCGGCACCCCGGCAGACGGTGGCCGTCTCGTGGCAACCGACCTGCTCGCGTCGAGCTTCATCGACCTCCTGCGAAATCGCTCGATCGTTCGCGCTGCGGGCGCCACGATGCTCTCGGGCCTCAACGGTAACGTCGCGATCCCGAAGCAGTCGGGCGGCGCTACCGCGTTCTGGGTGGCGGAAAACTCCGCTCCGACCGAGTCGCAGCAGACCTTTGCGCAGGTCA